CCGACGGGCAATCCGGCCAAGCGGCCGCCCAAGCTTAAGGGCCGGGTCGCCAACGACGTCTATGCGAATCCGGCGCGGAGCATGATGTCGCCGCCGCCGACGAAGGACACCAAGGAGCCGCGCGGCATGGTGCGGTCGCGTAGCGGCGGCAGCAAGAAGGGGCTGCACAAAGGCGGCCAGGGCGGAAGAATCAGTTGACGGACTTCGCCGATCTTCAGACCCAGATCGCCGACTACGCGAATCGGCAGGACTGGTCGCCGCAGCTGGTCACCAGCTTCATCCGGCAGTGCGAGCAGAAGCTCAACGCCGAGCTCCGCATCGACCGGATGATTCAGTTCGACGAAGCGCTCATCGCCTCGCGCTGCGCGCCGCTGCCCGACGATTGGCTGCAGATGGAGCTGGTGCGGATCGGCAACGACAATGTCCCCGATGGCTTCATCCCGATTCGCTACAAGTCACGGGACGAGTTCTTCACGACCGTCGACAAGTGGGCATACGGTTTTTACACTATCCAGGGGCGTCAGATTTGGATCGGCGGCTATCCCGATATGGTCGAGGGCCAAACCGTCAAGCTGACATACTACGGCGAAGTGCCGGTCTTCAGCGACGATACGCCCAGCTGGGTCTACACCAAGTATCCGACGCTCTACCTCTACGGCTCGCTGATGCACGCCGATCTGCATGCTGTCGGCGAGGAAGACAAGGCTGGCTCGCTGAAGATGCTGGTCGAGGACATGATTCAGAAGCTCAACGCCAATCATGCAATGTCGCGGGCGAGTGGCTCGCGGGTCACTCGCACTCGAACACGGAGCTTCGGATGAACAAACTATTACTCGCTGCTGTGCTTGCCGTTTTGCCCGCAACTGGGCAAGCCGCGATGACCGATTGCTCGACCGCCATCGTCACACGCGGGCAGGCGATCACTATCATCACCGCCGCCAATGCCGCGAAGGGTGCGCTGGTGCAAAACATCGACGCCAATGAAGCGATGTGGTTTTCGCTGACCGGGACTGCCGCGCCGGGCGCGGCGGGTTCGTTCATCCTGCCGCCGTCGCAGGCGAAGGGGTTCGCGACCCCTTCCATATATCAGACCAACCCGCAGATTTTCGTGGGCTTCGCTTTTTCGGTCGTCGCCGCGACGCCGGGGCACAAGATCTCTTGCACATGGTGGTGAAATGACCGGTCTCTCTTCAGCGGGCGAGGCGGCGGTCCTGACGCCGTTGACCACAACCGCCTATGTCTCCTTGCACACAGCCGACCCGGGCGACAGCGGAGCGAGCGAAGTGTCGGGCAGCGCCTATGCGCGCACGGGTCCGGTGACCTTCGCCAATGCCGGCGCCAATCCGACCGTGGCCTCGAACAGCGCCATCGTCACCTTTCCAGGGGCGACGGGCAGCTGGGGCACGGTGTCGTATTTCGGCGTCTGGACGGCGGCGAGCGGCGGGACGTTTCAGGGTTCGGGCGCGCTGACGACGCCGAAGGCGGTCGGCAACGGCGACACGGCGCGGTTTTTGGCCAATGCGCTGACGATCACGGCGAACTGAGATGGCAGGCAGATCAGCATGGGTCGCAGGCAACGGTGTCGGCCTTACTTGGGCGACGGCGATTAACTCAGCCGACATGGCGAGTATGGCCGGGACTACGGTTGGAGCGAACACCGTTCTTTCTAGCGTGGCCGATATCGCCAACGGGACGGCGCTCGATCAGTTCATGGACGTATCGGTTCGCTGCCTGATTGCATCAAGCACCATTGCCGCTGGAGCGAACCTCGCTCTGTGGATTTATGATTTGCTTGATGATGGCGCGACCTACGGTGATGGACAGTTCGTTGCGGGTACGCAGAAAGTAGCGACGCCGACCTTTCCCCCCTGTGGAGTGATTCCGCTAGTCGCGGCGATTTCGCAGACGAACCTCATTGGCTATGCCAACGCCATTATTATTCCTCCCGGCTCGTTCCGGTTGGCGATTCAGAACAACAGCGGGTTTGCTCTTACGGCAGGGACACAGACGGTGAAATACCGGACTTACAATCAAAATCTGAACAATTGAGGTTCCGTATGGGCCTCATTTTCCCACGTAACTCTATTGCTTTCCCTGCGACACGCGCGGCGGTAAACAGCGCCCATCCGATGGCGCGAGGTGCTCGATACGCCGCTATCGCCGCGCCTGGCGGGCAGTTCATCAACTTGTTGAATGGTGCGCCTAGCGTCGCCGTCAACGGCTCGCTTTCAACCAAAATTGACCCGATTCTCGGACCCGTCGTCGTCAGCAATACGTCGACCGTATATAGCTCAATCGCGAACTCGTTTGCTGACAGTCCATCTTCGGTTACCTTTGCCGCGATCCTCACTCCGATTGCCTCAAGCCCGCCGGACATAATATTCAGCACCAGGGCGTCGACTTATTTGACTGGCATCTATCTGTTTACCGCAGGAAATTTTGGCTTAATTCTCAATGGAGTGGGCACCCTAGCCTCTGGACTTCCTTCTATCGCTGCCGGGGTGCCGTGGTTTCTTGCTGTTTGTTCCACTGCGGCCAAACAAAATTGGGTTGTGGCTAACTTAAAGACTGCGAGGATATGGACGACCACTGGGGCAGTAGCCGGATCGACCGCAGTCGGGGCTACGCCATGGAGCGTCGGCATTGCAACGGCATTGCAGCAACCAGGCGCCAGTATCGCCGCTGTCGCCTATTCGATTAACAATTTTTTGTCGCTTTCGCAGCTTGTCGCCTGGGCGCGGAATCCGTGGGATTATTGGTATTCACCGATGGTGGGCCAGCTTATTGCTTCGGTAGGAAAATCGGCAAAAGCTCCGATTGACTTGACGGGCAACCTCGGCGGGGTTTCCTCCTATGGCTAGGGTTAGCTACGGGAAGGGGCCTTACAGCCGGATTCGCGCCTTCGGGCCGATTTTTACTGGCGATCTCAGTCTTGTTCCTGTCGTTAATTTTGTTGGCGGCCTGACGCCGACCATTGTCCTCGCTGCCGATCTCGACGTTCACGTCAACCTGATCGACCTTGCTGGCGGGATAGCTCCTCAGATCGCGCTGGAGGGGGCTCTGAGCCTCTTGGTGCCTCTGGACAGCTTACTGGGCTCTTTTGGCTTCGAGGTCGTCTACGGGGCCTCCAGCTTCATCTCAGGACCATTGTGGGCGGACAGCGAGCCTTGCCCGACGCCGCCATGGGGTCCGTCAGAACCCTGTCCTCCGCCGCCGTGGATGACGGCGCCGCCATGCGATCCGGTCGTCTGGCGCAGATCGGAGCTTTGCAATGGCTGACGACGAGGTCACGCCGCTCACCACGACGACGGCCAACTATGGTTGGGTCAAGCCGGATGTCGGCGCCTCGGACGATGCCTGGGGCGGGATGCTGAACGCCGACCTCGACGGCATCGACACGACCGTCAAGGCCGTCTCGACCGTCGCCAACGCGGCGTATCCGGCGAGCAACCCAAGCGGTTACCAGACAGCGGCGCAAGTGACGGCGGCAGTGCCGGTCGCCTCATCGACCACACCTGCGGCAAACGGGACGGCGGCGGTTGGCGCCGGGACGACTTGGGCCAGGGCCGACCATGTTCATCCGACTGATACGAGCGGCTGGCTGGGCGATAACCGGATCATCAACGGCGACATGCGGATCGACCAGCGCAACAACGGCGCGAGCGGGACAACGGGCGCCGCCTTCACGGCTGATAGGTGGCGTTATGATGCTTCGCAAGCCAGTAAGGGCAACTGGCAACGGCAGACGGGAGGGGCTGGCGCGATTGCCAATGGTTTCGCCTATTTTCTCACCTTTGCATCATCGTCAGCCTATACTCCCTTAACTGGCGACACTTTCTCATTCAATCAGCCTGTCGAAGCTGACATGGTGACTGACTTCGCTTGGGGAACGTCCAGCGCGCAGCCGGTCACGTTGTCATTTTGGGTATTCTCGTCCCTGACCGGAACGTTTGGCGGCGCGATCAGGAACTATCCGCTTCCAGCCACGCGATCCTATCCGTTCAGCTATTCGATCCCTGTTGCGTCTACTTGGACGAAGATCACTATCGTCATCTCTGGCGACACAGCTGGAACGTGGGTGATGAACGGCGTCGCCGCAGCCTTCGCTCTTCACTTCGATCTTGGTTCTGGCGCGACGTTACGTGCCCCTGCCGGAGCTTGGGCGGCGGGAAACTTCACTGGAGCGAATGGCGCGGTCAACGTCGTCGCGACCAACGCTGCGCTTATCAACATCACTGGCGTCAAGCTGGAAATCGGCTCCGTCGCCACGCCTTACAATCGGCAGTCGTTGGCTAAGAGCATGGCCGATTGCCAGCGGTATTATCAAAAACTTGGCGGTGATGGAGTTGCTAGCGTGCTTGCGCAAGCGCAGGCAGGCGCCGTTGGTCAGGGGATTTCTCAGACCATTAGTTATTCAGCGATGCGCGCTTCGCCGACCGCGACGAGCATCGGTAGCCCCGTCTTGACCAATGTAGCGACAGGTCCGTTGTTTTATCCCGGTTTGCAGACAGTGGGCATGCAAGTCACCGCGACAGCGAGTGGACCGGTTATTGTGAGCTACAACGCCTCTTCGACTTACATCACATTGAGTGCGGAACTATGACCTACACCCTTATCGCCGAACCTAACGTCATCATCCGTGACGAGGACGGCGCGTGCATTCCGACCGATCCCGACAACGTCGACTATCAGGCCTATCTCGCGTGGCTCGACGAGGGCAACGCGCCGACGCCCTACACGCCGCCGCCAGTAGCTAAGGAGAAATGAATTGGCCGAGACGACCACGGTCAACTATGGCTGGACGAAGCCAGACCCCGGCGGCTCGCCCAATACTTGGGGTACGACGCTCAACGCCACGACCGACAAAGTCGACGCTAAGGTCTACGCCAACGAGCAGGGCCTCGCTCCTATCGGCGCCGTCACCATGTACGCGGGCGCAGCCGCGCCAGCTAATTGGCTCTTGTGCAACGGGGCGACGCTGTTGCGCGCCGCGCCCTACGACAAGCTGTTCGCTGTTCTCGGCACCGCTTTCAACGTCGGTACGGTGGCGGCGGACAAGTTCATGCTGCCCAATCTGGCGCAGAAGTTCCCGCTTGGCGTCGGCCCCAATGCGCTTGGAACG